AAACGAGTATTTTTAGTCATCCTGTTTACCTCTTTCTCAGGAAGTTTAGTCTCCAGGATTCCCGGGGCGGTTCAGTGAGGTTTCCGCAGAACACTGCGCCGGTATCGATATACATCTGGTTGGCAAATTTGAGTGGTTTCACTGCTGGCGTATGACCAAAGATGAACGTGTCCGCTCCTTTGATTTCTTTTACGATCCCGTCTTGTGAGTTGCTGATTCGTTCGCGGTTCCAGATTACCTGCTGATGATCAACTGGCTTTCCAAACTCGTATTTATCACAAGGATAATCGGCGTGGCAGATGACATATTTTTTTCCTTTACTCACCAGTTCGATGATTAACGGAAGTTCATCTGCTTTATGGGCAAGAGCTTTAGCCAGAATTTCTTTGTCGTAATCGAGATTAAAGAACCAGCCACCGCCATTAAGCAGCCAGTGATTAACGTTTCCACGCTCTGATAAGCCATCAATCATCATTTGCTCATGGTTTCCACGTACAGCTCTGAACCAGGGGAATGTGATTAATTCCAGGCATTCAACGTTCTCTGTACCGCGATCGACCAAATCGCCAACCGAGATAAGAAGGTCTTTTTTGGTGTCGAATCCTATCGTCTCCAGTTTTTTCATCAGGTTCGTGTAGCATCCGTGCAGATCGCCAACTACCCAAATATTTCGGTATTTGCTGCCATCAATTTTTTCGTAATAGCGCATCTCTTTCACTCCATCCGCGATGAACCATGAGAACGTCGTTGACGATGGCGTGCATTTTCCCGTCTTTATCATCAACGTATTTTCTGACCGTAACGCGACTACATTTCAGTCTGCGTGCTACTTCTGTCTGGTTTCCGTATGCTTCAACGAGCATGTCTGGAATGGTTTTTACTGAGAACGTCATGCGGCCTCACTTCTGCTGTTTCGCAGGTCTTTGAGTTTCTGTTGGTACTCTGCCTTGATCGCCTTGCACTCTTCGACAGTCCAGCGATGGCGGTTATGGTTTGATTCGATTTCGTCTACTGCTTCCTGCCCGATGCGGCTAATCAGTTCGACGCGATACAGAACGAGATTTCCGCTTTTGTGCTGGTTGCACACCACGCATTGCTTGTGAATATTGCGTTCATCAAATCGGAGTTGAGGTGCCGCAGCAGTTGTCCGGTAATGCCCGGCATCCCACTGAGCAGACGTGAGCGTTCCGCACGAGATACATGGTAAGTCGCGGTCTCTTTCTCTGATGAAGGCGTTTACGGCTTGTTGGGCTTGTTTAATCCAGTAACTGCGGGGCTTTAAGGCGAGTTTTCGAATCTTAAGTTTATCTTTCTGTTTCTGCTCCTCTCGTCGTCGTTTCTTCTCTGCTGCTTTTTCCGCTTTTTCGCGTTCTTTGCTTCGTCGTTCGAGTGCTATCTTGGTTCCACACTCTGGAGAGCACCACCACTGATTGGCGAATGCAGGGTGAAACCATTCCCGACATTCATCGTTTTTACATCGTCTTCGCGCTGGTTTAGCCATCGTCTTCTTCCTCGTACATTGAGCTATTCGGATCGCTCATCAGTTCTGCACAGCAGAGCTCACACACGTGAACTTCCAGCACATGCAGCTTCTGACCGCAGTTAGCGCACGTTAAAGCTCGCTCGACGCTTTCTTGTTCGTAACTTCGATTTTGGTCAATCACCTTGTTTTCCTCGCACGTTCTCTAAGCCACCGGATATCCCACAGGTGAGCCGTGTAGTTGAAGGTTTTTACATCAGATTCTTTTGGGATTGGCTTGCGTTTATTTCTGGAGCGTTTCGTTGGAAGGTATTTGCAGTTTTCGCAGATGATGTCGGTGATACTTCGTCGCTGTCGTCTCATGCCGCCCTCCTGACGCCCTGCCCGATCGCCATCAATGCCGCTTTGGATACGGTAGTAAACATCCGTCGATGACTGATGAACGGTCGCCAAATCAGCAGCATTGAGCCTTTGCTGTTTCCCTTCTTCTCCAGCCCTGTCGATGGTTCGATAAAATTAATCCGTCCATCAGTGATAATGCGAACTTCGTCGACACTCTCCAGAGCCTTGCTGAACCATCCGACTGACATATCCTCTGGCACAAGCATCACTACCGTCTGTCGCTGTTGTATGCACTGCTCAGCGGCTTTTTCCACCCACGGCCTGATATTGCTGTACGGTGGGTTATTCCAGATTGCACCGTGGCTTACCCACTCAGAATTGAGCGCGTCGTCGGCCTCAGTTAGCCAGTGAGCACACAGAGCATTTTTGTCGCTCGCTGCCGAATCCAGCCAGAATCCAAACTCAATATCCAGTGCATCAAAAAGCCAAAGCGGCGTTTGCCAGCAGTCCTTGTCGTGTGCTGGCGTATTTGATTTGATAGTCATGCAGCCTTCCCTTTTCGTTGTGACCATTCATACTCTCGCCGGGAGTCATCACTCCACCGCACGTTGCGCTCTGAGCCGAACCAGAACATGATTTCGATAAGCTCAGTCATGCTGGCCTTTCGCATTTTGCTGGTACGCACGCCAAGCATGACAACGCCACCGTCGATACCAGGCACACTTCTTTGCTCCAGTTTTTTGGTCTTAAGCCACAGGGCAGTGAACAGGTCTTTCCAGTCTTCCGGTGCCAGCCGTTGACCATGCCATAGCACCTGACGCGAAACATCGTTCAGCATCGGCCACATACGGTCATTCTGCGCTTTGCTGCGCTTGGGTTCTTTAACGTGGACTTCGTGGGGTGACTTGTCGTCGATGGGTAGTGAGAGAATGGCGTCTATGGCGTTATTTCTGATTGCTTCGTTGCGAAGCAGAAAGGTTTGCTTCATCTCCTGCTCTCCGGTTCCATTTTTCAGCCGCCGCAGCAACTGATGGTGCCCATGCCCCCCTGGCTTCACAGAGGTCACATTCTGCATAGCCCCACACATCAATATTTATTCCGGCCTCAACCCACAGACGAGCATTACCGCCGCAAAACGGACATTCTTTTAGCTTTGGCTGGGTCAATGATAGGTCGCTCATGCTCACTCCTTCACTTTAAATCCAGACTCCGGATAATTCTGTTGCGCTGAAACTCATTGTTGAGTCTGAACAACCGCCGAAGAACACGGTCACGCGGATAGCGTCGTGCGGCAGGTGAATGCTCATACAACTCATCAAGCGGCAAACTTGACGATGAACGATACCGATACCAACGCACCAACTCTTCACGAAAATTAGCCCTGACAAGCTCAGCTATCGTACTCATTTCTTAAATCCTCCAATTACTCTCCACCAAATAAAAAGGCCTGCGATTACCAGCAGGCCTGTTATTAGCTCAGTGATGTAGATGGTCATCAGAATCCTCCTTTCTTCTTGGACTGCGGCTCCTCGCGTTCACGGCGGCGCATTTCAGCAGACTGTTGGTCTGTGTCATAAATAGCGCCATTTGCCTGAATGCAATACACCGTGCCGGTATTGCCATGACGATTGAGACGAAGGATTAGTTCGGTTTCACCAGGTGGAACACTGTCATCAAAAGCACCTTCACGATGGATCCCCACCCAATAATCGCAATCCTGTTCAATCTGCCCTGTATCGCGCGAGTCACTTGGTAATGGGCGTTTATTGGTTCGGCTTTCCAGTGCGCGGTTAAGCTGCGTCAGAAGCACAACAACGCAATCAAGCTCTTTGGCAAGGTTCTTCAGTCCTTTGGTGATCATGCCGTAAGCAAGGTCGTTGCGATCGGCCTTCTCAGCGGTCATTAGTGTCAGGTAATCGACCAGAATCATGCCAACACATCCTTTTTCTCGCTTGATTCGACGGCTTTCGCTGACGATTTGAGCCAGAGATAATCCCGGCGTGTCGTCGATGTAAAGCATGTCGATTTCACTCAAGCGATTGGCTGTTTCGATCGCCCTGTTGAAGTCACCATCGTAATCACCCTGATAGCCGTCATCGGCGTCATTTGTCGCCGGAAGGTAAAAAATATTCGGGTTAACACCAGACTTCTGCCCTACCAGTTTTTCCAGTATCTGATCACCTGGCATTTCAAGGCTGAATATCAGAGCGGGCTTTTTCTCATACACTGCGCAGTTGATTGCCATCTGGCTGTATAGCGTGGTGTTGTGGGTTAGAATGTATCCGTCAGTTGCATACAAATGTCTCTCGTGGGATACCATGATGCAAATGCACTCTTCACGTCCAATATACTCAACCGACGTGATAACAGGCGCACTTGTTTTGATGCGTTTTGCAGTGAATTTTTGCTTCAGGCGTGGAGATTTTATGTGTGATAGAACCTCATCAGGCAACCTGATTGCGCAAATATGGGCATCCATACCTTTGCGCATTTCTCCCTTATAACTGAATTTCGGCTCCTGTTTGGTTGTCATACGACACACGCCACCAAGAGAATGCACCAGCCGCTTTACACCATCTGACAGGAACTTGCTTGCCGAGCTAAAGCGCAGGGCATTATTTCCTTCAACCCAACCATCGGTTTCAAGTAATCCGCATAGAACATCAATACGAGTTTGCTTATCAGCAGAAAAAATAATATCCGGGATAATTTTAATCTCTGACATCCGGCCGTAGATACCAATCCGTTGCATAACCCGCGTAAGAGATAATTTGCGGCTAAACTTGTGAGATAGGGAGTAATCGCAGCCAGAAACATGTCTGACTTCAATATCGTCACCCACTTCAGATCTTACTCGCTCAATGATGTATGGTTCCGTCATGCTGATTCGTGGCGTACCTGCAAGATTTCCATCGCCAAGTAACGCACCTAACAGCCATGGGCTAATCCCTAAATCAACAGGCAATCCGAAGTCACCGCTAATACCAGGAACATGAATGCGGCTTTGATAGCGAACGCATTCCATCATGTCCCGTAGGCGGCAGGTGTCTACAACATCAACGCCACCGGTAATACGGTTACTATGAATTTCCCACAAATGATCATCCGCGCAATCAACGGTTCTTCCGTCAGAGAACGTAACTCGGTAAATATCTCGCTCCCCTTGAGGAAAAACTCCAGACACGAATGATGGTTGTCCATCCACTGATGCTAGGGAATCTCCAACACATACGTCACGAAATGTTGTCCATGAACCATCAGCAAGCAAAATGCGTGAATTAAGCGGTTGCGCTTTCCCCATCTTAGGGCGAGCGCCAATGACAAACAGAGAGCCTTTCACCAGACCTTTCGGTGACAGCATCCTGTCCAGCGATGGGATCCCTGTGCTCATTCCTCGTTGTTCGCCTGACGGGTCAAATCGCTTCTCAAGGTCGCTAACCCAGTCTTCCATGACCTCACCAAATGAACGAAGGCCGCGACGCGATCCGGTTTTTGCATGATCTGTCAGTTGCGTGAAAATCGCCTGAATAGCTTCGTACTTCTGCGTTGCAGTCATTCCGTTGCGGGAATAGAGCAATTCCGTCGCTTCAGTCATGCGGTTGATGGCGTAGCGTTCCATTGCGGTTTCACGAACCTGCATTGCATAGGCAACGATGTTTGCTGCGCTTGGCGTGTTCTTTGCGATCTCAGAGATATAAGCAAAACCGCCAACAGACGCCGTTAACGATTTACGCTCCAGTTCATCGAAAAGCGTCAGGCCATCTACTGGCTTTTGCTCCCGGTGCATTCTGGTTATTTCTTCGAAAAGGATTTTGTGTGGTCGGCTGTAAAATGAATCAGGCTTCAGCATCGCCAGAACTTTCTGGACGCGCTCACTGCTGTCATCATCCAGAAGCAATCCACCAATCACCGCCTGCTCTGCCTCGATGCTATGGGGCGGCGCATAAAAATTATCGGTCATCGTGTTCACCCTCACGAACTTTCAGGTAGGTATTGTCGTTAAGCAGGAAATCAAATCCCTTTTTGTGCCAGACGGTTCCGCGTTGATGGTTTGGGCGTTCTTCGAACATCCATCGGCAATTTTCGCCTACGTAGCTCAAATAATTTCTCCAGTCCTGCATCGTGAACCCATGCCCGTCAAGCTGGCGGGTTATCACTCCGGCTTTGCGCCAGAACGTTCGGATCTGGTTTTTACGCTTGTCATTCAGTGCGCGGATTCTTGGCGCTTCAGGAAGGATTTCGTGGTAAGCATCGACAACATCCTGACAGCTGACGGAAGGTTTTTTCTTGTCAGACTTTTTGTCTGCTGTGGCACTCTCTAATACGTCAGTATTAGAGATAATATTATTATATTCTTTATCTGTGGTAATTTGCTGGTAATCTGCTGGTACAGTATTGCTTGCAGGCATTGGTATTGCTGGCTTTGAGGTGGTAATTTGCTGGTAATCTGCTGGTACAAAATTTGACTGATAATCGTCATATTTCTCTACCGAGAAAACTGAGAATTTACCGTGTGAAACCCAGTCAATCATGCCGAGTTTTTTGAACTTTCTAAGCAGGTACTGAACGCGATCTGGTTTGAGTCCTGTTTCAAACGCCAGAGAGTTTCTACCGCCAAGTAGCTTCCCTCTGCCTACCAGAATTTCTCCTGCGTCAGTCATTACATACTCAGGCGTATGCTTTGCTTTGAGGATTAAGTGAACCCACAGATGCGCTGCTTCTGCGTCCTTGTAAAACGGCACATCCATAATTTTACGGTGCAGCAAGGCATACCCCTTACCGCTGCTTTGATGCGGTTGTTGTAGCCTTCTGGCCTCTCTGGCTTCGGCTAGATTAGATATGTTACTCATGACCTTTCTCCTTCTGCATCAGCTTCACTTTTTCCAACTCAGCCCGGAATCGACCAGGCTGCTTGAAGCTGGACAGGAAGCGATCACGTAGTATGTGTTTGTGAATTTTGTCCTGGTAAGGACTGAGTTGTTTTGTCATAATTACTCCTGTGGATTGATCCAGTAATGACCTCAGAATTGCATATCAATTTGCTTAAAATCCTCGGTGGCGGCCGGGGATTTTTTCTTTGTGATTTCATCAAGCGCATACTTAAAAGCCCTGCTAATCGGACTGATGTCTGATGCCATTCCGAAAGCACACAAGACCGAAGCAATAAATCTCCAGTCCGTTCTGCTTATCTTCGATTCATGACAGCCAATCATCTTTGCCAGACCACGCTGGGTAAGCGTTGACAGGTTGATGAGTAAATCAGTTTCTGCGCGATCAATTTCTCGCTGTGTTGGCTTGCTGTAACTTGCTTGTGTCATTTGTTAATTTTCCAATAGTGAATAGTTAGTTGAAAGGTATGCGTTGAAACGCATATGGCCTTAGTTGGTCAGATATCTTGGGGCTCGCTTTGTCAGCGACGTAGGACGAATGTCCATTGTGAAAAGAACGGTGTTACTTATGCAGCTGTTTTTTTGTTACTTGGGAAGGGCTTTATTTCTTCCGCATAAACGCTTCCATCAGCGTTTATAGTTAAAAAAATCTTTCGGCCTGCATGAATGGCCTTGTTAATCGCGCTTTGATATACGCCGAGATCTTTAGCCGTCTTGGTTTGCCCAAAGCGTATTGCATAATCTTTCAGGGTTATGCGTTGTTCCATACAACCTCCTTAGTACAGGTAATCATTATCACCGCTAGAGGTAAAATAGTCAACACGCACGGTGTTAGAAGTTTATCCCTTGCGGTGATAGATTTAATGCATGAGCGCAAAAAAGAAACCGTTAACACAAGAGCAGCTTGAGGACGCACGTCGCCTTAAAGCTATTTATGAAAAAAAGAAAAATGAGCTTGGCTTATCCCAGGAATCTGTCGCAGACAAGATGGGGATGGGGCAGTCAGGTGTTGGTGCTTTATTTAATGGCATCAATGCATTAAATGCTTATAACGCCGCATTGCTTGCAAAAATTCTCAACGTTAGCGTTGAAGAATTTAGCCCTTCAATCGCCAGAGAAATCTACGAGATGTATGAAGCGGTTAGTATGCAGCCGTCACTTAGAAGTGAGTATGAGTACCCTGTTTTTTCTCATGTTCAAGCCGGGATGTTCTCGCCTGAGCTTAGAACCTTTACCAAAGGCGATGCGGAGAAATGGGTAAGCACAACCAAAAAAGCCAGTGATTCTGCATTCTGGCTTGAGGTTGAAGGTAATTCCATGACCGCACCAACAGGCTACAAGCCAAGCTTTCCTGACGGAATGTTAATTCTTGTTGACCCTGAGCAGGCTGTTGAGCCAGGTGATTTCTGCATAGCCAGACTTGGAGGTGATGAGTTTACCTTCAAGAAACTGATCAGGGATAGCGGTCAGGTGTTCCTACAACCACTAAACCCGCAATACCCAATGATCCCATGCAATGAGAGTTGTTCCGTTGTGGGGAAAGTTATCGCCAGCCAGTGGCCTGAAGAGACGTTTGGATGATGAAAGGTCGCACAGAAGTGCGGCCTTTTTTTATGATTAATATATATAAATATCAATAACATAAGCATGTTATATAGCAATTAACATACCTATCTACAAACGAGGTATACATCAGCATTTGTTCAGTCAACCTGCAAAACATCACATCTCCTGCGCATTTTTAATTCACCTGCTAATTTTACATTCTCCTGCACTTTTTTATTGCTCCTGCATCATTGTGGTGCTTTAATATTCAAAATTTAAAGGAGGAATTCATATGAGCACTGTAGTTGAGTCAGTAATGGCACGCTATGCACAAGTTGTTGAGGAAGGTTACGTCGTAGATGGCGGGCCAAAATTCAAAAGTTATGCAGTTTCCAATCTGCGCGGTGGTGTTGGTAAGTCCACGATGACATTCAACCTCGCCTATGAGCTGTCACGACGTAACTCCGTATTAGTGGCTGACTTATGCCCGCAATGTAATTTAACGGAGACACTATTGCGTGGTGAAAAACCGGTTGTAACAATAGCTAATGCACTGACACCAAAAATGCTGGGTCCAGCTTTTGGTGAGCAGCCAGAAGATATTTCATATCGAGTAAGTAATTTCTGCCCAGATTTTAAAGGTGGTAAGGCATGTTATGCGATTCCAGGTGATCCTGAGCTATTCGCTTTCCCATCAAGCATGTATCAACAACTACAAGTAGCGCTATCTCGCGGAGAACCAAAAGCAGTATCAACACTATTAAATTCTCTTCGCGCAATAATGAACGATGAAGCGAAAGACAAAAAATGCGAAATTTTATTGATGGATACAAGCCCCTTCTATGCTGGAGGAACACACCTAGCATGGTGCGCGTCTGAGGCATTGATTATCCCTGTACGCGTAGATGAACACTCAATTGAGTCACTTCATCTCACAATGGAAATGCTGGCAAATAAATCAAAAGATTTTGTATTATGGAATGAGCGTGCGGGTGGGCTTGGGGCTCCAAAAGTAGCAGCGATCGTAATGACAATGGCTGGTTCAAAAAGCCGTAAATCATCAACACCAGGTCGCGCATCTCAAATGTACATAGAGAGAGCTGTAAAAATCGCTGAAAAATACAGTCATCTCTTTGCCGATGAAGATGTTAGCAAAGCAATTGTGGTTACAGATGATTTTGTATCAAGCGGGCAAATTAGTGGGGCTGAAAGCATACCAATATCACAGCTAAAAGTTGGTCGCTTCCATACAGTAAGTGAAGGGAAAAGGTTACAAGTTAACCAGTCGGTTACTCGATATCAAAGACAACTTAAGTATCTGGCAAGTATTCTTTAAGCAAGAACCCGGCCTCAGCGCCGGGTTTTCTTTGCCTAACCCCCCCAAAAAAAACACATAACCAATTGTATTTATTTGAAAATTAATAGATACAACTCACTAAACATAGCAATTCAGATCTCTCACCTACCAAACAATGCACCCCTGCAAAAAATAAATTCATATAAAAAACATACAGATAACCATCTGCGGTGATGAATTATCTCTAGCGGTGTTGACATAAATACCACTAGCGGTGATACTAAACACATCAGCAGGACGCACTACTCACCAGGGCGGTGAATATACAACGATTCGAATATGAATCTACGGCGCTGACAAAGCGCGATAACCAAAGTGAACTTTGGGATGTGGCAAGCGAGAAAGGGTAAAACGTGAAGATGGCCCTGACTTGTGCGGCTGGTTACCGCCCACATCACCAAAGTTCATCAGGAGGTCACCATGACACGCAGAACAGCTTTCAAAGGTTCATCAGCAGCTCGTCGCCGTGAACGTTTAAAGGCGCAAGCCATTGCACATGGTGTTGAAGCTCGTGAAGAGGTTATCAGTTCAGAGAAACTTCATCGCCCTACCCTCAGTCGGGCACAGATTCAGGCTAAAGGTAAACACGAAACGCCTGAGCGCATAGAAGACGCTAAGCCAATTAAGTTCATGGCACAGGACGTGATCTGGCAACAGAAAGAATACAGACGCAATCTGGAGAGAGCGGCCATTGTGTACGCGAATGAGTTTGGACATAAGCAACCAGAAACTGGTGTATGTCTTCCAGATGTAGCTCTTTACGCAGCAGGATACCGGAAATCAAAACAACTGACGGCGAGATGACGATCCCCCGCCGTCGAGGAACTAAATTAGCTCATCAGCTTTACCAGCAAAGCGCATATAACACTCATGGAACCAGACGTCAGGTATAACAAATTTCTCTTTACCTGACGCGCTGTAAGTCACACCTGAGCGATGGAGAAGGCCTTTTCTCATAAGAGATAAAGCGACCGGATCGCCGTGCTTAAGTACGATTTTGTTATTTGCCATAACAGCAAATGCTAAAACCTCTTTTTCCTGAATACTCAGAGAATTGAACAGGCGCTCAGTCTCCACAATTACTTTAGCCTCATCTCTCTTACTGAGATATTTTTTATATCTGTCTGAAGATGCCAGAAATATAAACTCCATCACCCTGTTCAGAACATAACTGATACACAAAAGCATCGCGTAATACATCCAGTGATCTGGAAGTATTTCTGGGTTCCTGGATTTGCCCCTATATTTCCAGACATCTGTTATCACTTAACCCATTACAAGCCCGCTGCCGCAGATATTCCCGTGGCGA